ATTAGTATACAACACACTACATGTTGTATCTGTAGATTCATCGACAACTGCAATGTTATTTGCTCTGGTAGCCGTAGTTGCAGTTCCAGAACTAGTGGCAGTGTCTGCATTTCCGATCAAAGGTCCACTAAATGCTGTCGCAGTTACGACACCAGTTGCAACCATACCAGATCTTGCGGTGATCAAACCAACAGAATCAATATTAGTTACATCTTCGTATGTTAATGTTCCACCAATACTTACGTCACCACTGACATTCAATGAAGTTAGAGTGCCTAGTGATGTAATATTTGGTTGTGCTGCGGTGATTACATTTCCAATCAATCCACCATGAACATCAGTGATGTAAGCAGATGATACACCAGTTATAACTGTGTTGCCATCACCTGTAATATTTCCATTCGGTTTGATATCCCCAGCAAATGTAGAGACACCAGAAATTTCTAATTGATCGTATTGAGGGACAGAAGTTATTGTAACAATACCAGCAGATAAAGGTGATACTGTCGAACCATATCCAAAGTTTAGTGTAGCAGCGATACCAATATTAGTATTGTTATCTTTGATGAAGATACCAGCAGATGCAGCAACAACTCCAGTGAGTTGAGATCCATCACCCTTGAATGTTCCACTAGCAAGACCAACAACAATATCAGGTGATCCAGTCAGTCCTTGAGAGTTGACTGCAAGAGTGGCGATACCAGCAGTGGTTGCATAACCAGATACAGTAGATACACCAGCGACTTGAGAATAGACTGACCTCTGAGAGTTTGTAGAAAGACCCGCTACGAAAGCATAGTTCCCAAGTCCAGCAGTCTGAGCATACGCTGCAGCCCCAGTAAGATCACCTATAACATTGGTACAAGCAATACTGACTGCAACTATATCCCTTGCTAAGAGATCTGGTTGTCCAGTTACGGCATATGCAACCGCAGCATTGACAGATGTAGATGCAGTACCAGTGAGATCACCTGTAACGTTACCAGTTACACTTCCTATCAACCCACCACTAAAAGCAGTCGCTACAACAACCTCTGGTAAACGATCGGGTGAAAGTAAACCAGAGGTTAAGTTAGTTGCATCCTGATAGAAAGAAGGTATCTGACCACCAAACTTATTAGAGTCACTAGAGATACCAGAAGTCTTAGCAAAGCTTACCAAATTAGTCGCATCACCAAATACCGAGTATATCTCGCTAAAGTTTGCGTTTACCTTTACTGCTCCTTGTCGCAGGGTGTCTCCTGTTCCATCATTACTGGCAGAACCCACACCAATTTGTTGCTTAGCCATTCTTTACAGGACTACTTTTATACTATTTAGTCTACAGTTTGAATCCGCTGAACTGGTTCTTCTTGATATCTTGTTTGATACCACCAACCACATAGGATTCGACCTCTGTTTCCTGTGGTGCAACCTGTAATCCCTTAGATGAGATCCAGTGTTGTGTCCAAGGCAATGGATTATTTCTTAATGGTTGATCGTAGATAGGATCAAACCCAAGAGCTTTCATTCTCTTGTTAGCAATCCACTCAACATATTGATTGAGTAGTTTGTCATTCAAACCAATCATAGAACCACCACTGAACAGATACTCTGCCCATTCTTTCTCTTCTTCAACGGCATTTTTGAACATGCCTATTACATTGTTTCTTTCTTCATCAGCGATCTGTTTCATCTCTGGATCATCGCCATTCATCCAGTTCTTTAATATGTTTTGCGTGAGGACGAGGTGTTGGTTTTCATCTCTTGAGATAAGGCTAATGATTTTTGCCGATCCTTCCATAAGCTTAAGCTCTCCAAAAGCAAACGAGCACGCGAAGGAGACATAGAACCTAATTCCTTCCAAGATATTGACATTTGCGACTGCTCGATAGAGTTTTCTTTTGAGTTCATGAATTGTCCACTGTGATGAAGGTGAATCTTTCCAGTCTTTTTCCCACATACGTCCCTGCCCATACTCTTGGGCATCATTAATAAAGTCGTCGTAGGATGCTGTTACAGAGTTTGCTCTCTTTAAAATCTTTTCATCATCTAGAATCGTGTCAAAGACTTCCGCTGGATTAGGATACACGTTCTTGATAATATATGTATAGGATCTAGAATGTATCATCTCCATAAATTGCCACACATTCATAGCTCCTTCCAGTTCAGGCAATGCACAATAGGGTGCGAAAGCCATTCCAGGACCACGACCTTGTACAGAATCTAAAAGAATTTGGTATTTTAGATTGGAAGTAAAGATGTGTTTCTGTTCTGGACGTAGAGATTGATAGTCTGCTCTGTCCTTCTGTAAGGAAACCTCCTCTGGTCTCCAGAAGTATCCAAGCATTTGAGTTGTAAGTTTATCAAACACTGGATACTTGTATTCATCATACCTTTGGACACCCAATGGTGCTCCAAAAAACATAGGCTGAGACTTGGTATCTACATGACTCTTATTAAAAACAGTCATTCTTTCTACTTTTCTGCTAGATGGTGCAACTGTCACACTCTTGCTCCTCTGATAGTTCGGTGAATAGTTTTTCTAATTGTGGTTTCACTTCTTCAACATCATCTACATCATCACTCTTCATGTCATAAGTATTCTGATAGTATGAGGTCTTCCAGCCATACTTGTATGTCTTGAGAAGATCCTGTGCCATAACAGAAATAGGCACTTCATTGTCTGGATACTGGGTTGGATTGTAACTCCAGTTACCACTGATGGCCTGATCAAAGAACTTCTGCATTACTGCAACTACTTTGATGTATCCATCATTTCCCTCCATATCCCAGAGCAAAGTATAATTATTTTTCAAGTGTCCATAAGACGGAACCACTTGCTTAAGAGGTCCTTTCTTTGATTTTTTAATGGACAAGTAATCTCTAGGTGGCTCGATTCCGTTTGTGGCATTTGACACAACGGAACTGCTCTCCGAAGGCATTTGTGCGGACAACGTGCTGTGCCTGAGTCCGTGTTCCACGATAGATGCTCTAAGAGATTCCCAATCATGTTTCAAACCTACCTTTGTAATTTCATCTACATCTCTTTTGTATGTATCAATCGGTAGGATTCCATCAGAGTATTTTGTCTGGAAGAAATCAGTACAACAACCCTTCTCTTTAGCAAGTTGATTGGAAGATTTCAATAGGTAATACTGGAATGACTCAGTAAGTTTGTGTACTGCGTCCCAGGCATCCTGTGAGTCGTACTTCCACCCATGTTTAGCAAGATAATGTGCGAGACCGATATAACCCACTCCAAGGGATCTACGACCCAATGTGGCAAGTTCAGCAGCCTTCACAGGATAATCTTGATAGTCAATCAACTCCTCCAGAGACCTCACAGAGAGGTCACAGAGGTCTTCCAACTCCTCCAACCTAGTCAACTTACCTACATTGATAGCAGATAGGATACAGAGTGCAATCTCACCGTCTATGGCATCAATATGTTGGAGAGGTTCTGTAGGTAGAGTGATCTCTTGACAGAGATTACTCATACTCACCTTGTCCTTAAAGGAAGAGTGGTCATTACAATGGTCAATATTCATAATGTAGATACGACCTGTCTCTGCCCTCTCCTTAAGGAGGTTCATGATTAGTTCTTGAGCTCTAACTTTTCGCTTGGGGATTGATTCATCCAGTTCGTAACGGCAATATAACTCATCAAAGTCAGGGGTCCCAAAACTCTCAAACAAGTTAGGACAACTATGGGGAGAAAAAAGCGTGATTTCCTTATCTTCGATAAACCTTTCATAGAAGAGTTTTGAGATTTGGATTGAGTAGTCGAGTTTTCTGACACGGTTATCTTCGGTTCCTTTGTTGTTTTTGAGAACTAAAATGTCCTCTATTTCTTGGTGCCAGATTGGAAAGTGGACCGTAGCTGATCCACCTCTGATGCCATTTTGAGTGCAGCATCTGACAGTCGATTCAAATTTTTTGAGAAACGGAACAACGCCAGTGTGCTGTACTTCTCCGCCTCTGATTTTACTGTTGATCCCACGGATGCGGCCTGCGTTGATACCAATACCAGCCCTTTGAGCGACATAGCGACCGATGGCCATATCAGAACTAAAAATACTATCCAAGGTGTCGTCAACATCAACCAGAACACAAGACGCAAATTGCCGTATAGGTGTTCGGACACCGCCCATGATTGGGGTCGGTATGTTGATTTTGTGTCGGGAAATGGCATTGTAGTAACGTGTAACGTAATCTATTCTATTTTCTGGCGGATACTCCGCAAAGATAGTCATTGCAATAAGCAAGTACATGAACTGAGGGGTCTCATAAAGAGCACCAGTGCTTCTGTCCTGTACCAAATACTTATCAACAACTTGTCTAAGACCAGCGTAGGTGAACAAATAGTCACGTTCGTGGTCAATAATCTTATCTAGGTCTTCAATCTCCGATGTGGTATATTTATTGAGTATATCACCATCGTAGATACCTTTATCTACTCCTCTCTTGATCTGATCAAGTAGTGTTGGGAGTTCATGTATTCTACCGTATAAGTTTTTACGGAGACCAAAGAGAAGAAGTCTGGCAGCAACGTATTGGTAGTTTGGTGCATCCAAATCTATGAGGTCACTTGCGGACTTGACAAGGATTCCTTGGATTTCAGCAGTGGTCATACCATCATAGAATTGGATTCCAGATTGGATTTCAACTTGACTTGCAGATACCCCTGCAAGACCATCACAAGCTAGTTCAACCATCTTGTGCATCTTCTCTAAGTCAAGAGGTTCAATATGTCCTGCTCTCTTGACTACTTTAATACCATTGCTCATACTCGTTTCCAGTCTTGTAATTTTAATTTGGCTTCTAGACCTTGGTAGATATTTGAGTCTACCACTCTTTGCACTTTCTGTCCACTAAGATACATGTCGTTTATGTCCTTTTCAAGAATATTCTTAGGAAAGATCACGACTCTATCGCCCCTATCAATAGTGGCGGCAAGTCTTTCAACTATTTGTCTGTTCCGTGGTTCGTTGTCATATATCCACACAGGGTTAGTGATTCCCCACTTGGAGACATCACCATCCGCTCCACACATTGCGATAGAATTAGAAATGAATGTGGAGTCAAATGGTCCTTCCGTAACGTAAACAGTTTTTCCAGTATTGATATCGTCGAGACCATAAATCTTCGGAGCATCCTCCTCCAACATGATCGTGATGTATTTGATCTTGGATCTAGGGACTAGCGACCTCCCTTGGTATCCTACAAGTGTACCTTTGTACCTAAGCGGAATGATGATTCTTGGTTCATCATTGTTGACATCATCAAACGTGTGCTTTTGTGCATTAGTCCACTCTTTAAAGTTTCTACAATAGTACAAATTTTCTAGCGTTTCGCCAGCAATCTGTCTACTCTGTTCTAGATATATTCGAGCGGGGTGTGATTTATTTAGACTGGCGATATTTTCTAAATCTATCTTAAATTTGTCTTTGATAAATACAGGTTTTGGTAGTTCAAATTTAGGTACAGGAGTGTTAGAACCCAGTCCCACAGTACCTTTTTTGTACCTCTCCATAATATACTGCTTGTGCAGTATAGTATCCTGATCCTTAAGAAAGTTGGTAAGTGTTTTAGAAACGCCACAGTTGTGACACTTGAAATTATAATCGTTCTTTATAGGATATAGGAATCCCCTTGCTTTATTCTTATACTTACTAGAATCCCCACAGTAAGGGCATCTAAAATTGTATAATCCTCTACTCTTCTTTGAAAACTTTTGGAGTCTAGATGATACCAGACTGATGTATTTGCTGTCTACTAGATCCAAGATCGTCTGCTCTACGTTCTTCTAGTATAACAGATGTCTGTGGTGTTGACAACCCCTTAATAATTCTCTGACCCACAGGAGAGACTAGGAAGGAGACAACCGCAATACCACCAGCGATACTCCACATCTTCCTTTCTAGCGTTCTGAGACGCTTATCGATCAATCTTATATCTCTTTCACATCCTTCTTTAATTTCTTTCGATCTCTGTTCGACACACTCATGAAGTTTCTCTACTTTCTCAAATAGAACTGCATCGATACGATCTTGTTTATCTAATTTCTCATTATGGACTGCTAGAAGTTGACCCATCTTGACTGAGTTTTCTTGAAGGGTATCTACAACTTTTTCTAATCTTTCTAATATGGCAGAATTAACGTCCATCTTTCTTTCTTTTCTGAGTTTGCTTAGCAGCGGTGTACCATCTTCTAATCATACCACCAAAAGGCAAGTCATACCCAGCAACAGGACCTTTAGAATCTGCAGCAGAGGTGAAACCACCTGTACCGACAGCCATCATTTCTTTAAGTTCCTTGTAGGTCTTCATAGTTCTTTGAGACACTTTAAACAATTATTATCCATCGGCACATCATGGAGTGTCGATTTAGGATACTCAGGAAATCTACCTAAGTATACAACAAAAGTTTTAACAACAGGCCAAAGATCCTTATCTATCTTAAAAAATAGAAGAGGTGTGGCGGCCTCACCAAAAACATTATAAAGGATTATAAAGTGGTTAATAAGTAAATGGGCTTTCAAAACGCCAGTTGTTTTGTAGCGTTTCAAAAGCCTCTTTACCCATTTGAATCTTTTCAGATCCTCTTCAAAATCTTCTTTAGTGACTGCGTGAGGGTTTTCGTAATTCTTAATTGCAAAGATTACATAATTATTTTCATTCAGTTCTGAAAACTTCATCAATCATTTAATTCTATATTATGTAGGTTGTTATGCAACAACTGTAATTGTACCAGCAGCAGTTCCAACACCAGCAGCGTTAGTAATTGTGGAGTTGGTAGATGTACCAGCATCCTTAATTGTTCCACCGTTAAGTGAGACTGCGTTTGCTCCTAATGATAGTTCGTCACCAGCAGAAGTCGCTGCGTTACCAGCGGCGATTGTGAGTGAGAATACTAATTCATTAGTTCCTGTACCTGAGGCATATGACAATGTATGGTTTGCTCGTTGGTCATTGACCACTGTAAGTTGTGGTGTGCCTGTAACATCAACTGCTTCGTTGAATCTTACTCTTACCTGTAGAGTTCCACCATCTGACTTGTCAAATGATGTTGTGATGAACTCGAGCTCGGTAATGTCTGCACTTCCGATACTTGTAGCAAGTTCTCCGATTGCAACCAGAATTTCTGGATCTGCATTAGGATTATCGTTACCTGTTAATGCACCATTTTCCAACACCCAACCAGACTTTGTAGCAAAACATTGCTTCTTCTGTTCGTCTGTCAGAAACTTAGGCTTTGACTCGTCTGAGTCGGTTGCTCCCCAAAGAGGCATGGGCTTTTCTCCAAATTAAGACTACTTTCTAGATTTATTTATGGTTTAGCGGCTTTGAATCGCAGCTTTAACGGTCTCAAGTAACTTGTCATCCATATCTGTCTTAGTCATTTTGACTGCCTTAGACAGAATAACGAGGCACAAGTCGATTAATTTCTCACCAAGTTCCGCGTCATCGGGGATCTTAGCGACGGCATCTGATACAATCTTAGATGCAAAGGGTAGTAAAAAGGCTAACATAATCTTATAGCGAATTACACTATATATACGAGCAGTTTATAAAAAACTATCAAACATTTTCTGTCTGAATTGTGGGTTCCAATCTAGTATGTAATTCCAACTACATTTAGTGGGATCGATCCCCTCATAAAGTTCTTTCGCACCCTTACTAGCCATCTGCCAGAAAGGAGTATCAAAGTTTGAACCATTTAGATAGTGTAAGTTGATAAACTTAATCACCTCATCCATAATATGATGATACTTATCGTTATCGTACTCATCATCTAGGATCTTATCTATAATCATTTCATTTATAATACCATAACAACCAAGAGATGTTGCTTGTATGGGTTCTAGAAACAAGGCACGGTTGCCATTGACAAATATATTACCATCTTCATTTACTATACTCTTGGCATAGTAGTTCTTGAACTTAAACTGCCTACAATCTTCACTAAAATACTCTATTTGGTACTCCCCTAAAAGGTTTACAAGATTAGATTGTGCTTCTAGTTCCGAAGTAACCTCAGAGTTCCACAAATAACCCCAAGCAGTTCTCTCCTGTAAGGGTATACCAAACATCCACCCATGTTCATGAGCGATGTGATATGTATACTCCCAATCTCCAGGCGTGTATGACTTTACAACTATACCAGAATCAAGATAAACTTTGTCACTAATAATATAATCGGAGTAATCCTCTGGATATCCTCTACAATCAATCACATAATCATATATTTGACCATCAATAGATACTTTCTTACCTAAAGACTTTATTTCTTTTACTGTTTTAAGTTTTTCTGAGAAGTTCTGATACATCTTATTCAGTCTAGGTAGGATAAACCTAGGCAATTTTGTAGTATCAAACTGTATTCCGTATGCTCCAGAAGCAAAAGGAATGAAAGGATCGCCATTCCAATTCTTAAATTGAACTCCAAACTTTATAGTAGAACCTAGTTCAGCTGCATCAAAATGATGCACATAGTCCACACCACAACTCAAGGCATGTGGAAATGAAACCAGAGAAGACTCACCAACTTCTATAGGATTGATGACTCTACTATGAATTAAATCTACCTTAATGAACTTTGGTAGTGACTCTAAAAGGGAGACAGCACAATATAGTCCCGCTGTGCCAGCACCAACTATGGCTACTTTCATTTACTTATTTTTCCAACCTCCTGATTTTACCCATGTTTCAAAGTGTGGGTTATTCCAGTTGGTATTAATCTTATATGAAGGAATAATAACAGAGTCGATAAATCTACGATTCTCTTCCACAAGCCTTACCTTATGATCTATCTGAGATCCCCACCATACAGCAGTGCATATTTGAACTGCTAAGAATGTAAGTAATGGTATTGGTAAATTTTTCATTTTTCTGCAGCATATAAAGCGAATGTAGAAGTAGTTATAACAGTCATCATGTTAGCTATGTGTTGTTTAGTATCAGAATCACATTTATTAACCATAGGAAGAAAACATCCAATTATGGTTGCACCTACTATTCCTAACTGGAATAAGATTACAATCTTTATGAGATTTATAACCTGATTTTTACTATCACCCTGCATCTAACGTGCCCAATGATCTACGAATCTCTCTGAGTTCTTCAAAGTCTTTCTTCTTTGTACCGCCGTCATACTCCCAAGCATAACCTTCGGCAATCATTTGTTCGTTGATTGACAAGTCTTCATCCCCGATGTATAACCAGCCAAGAAGACGACCGTACTTCCCGACACCGCCAACAAGTTCAGTACGGATAACGAGATTATCATCACCTTTGAGAGCTTCATTCAACTTCTCCTTCATCCAGTTAGTGGCATCAATACCTAATGCTTTTTCTTCTTTGTCTCTTGTCCTCTTCTCAGGTGTATCTACTCCAGCTATTCGGACTCTTTCTTTTTTTGCAAGATCAAAACCTAAGTCTATAGTTACGTCGATTGTATCTCCATCAACGACCCTGTTGATCTTCGTCACTCGGAAGTTGTAACAACTCTTCCGTGAGGGTGGGGTCATAGCTCCCATAGTCAAACTCCATTAGTGCTTTATTTATGGAGTCTTCTGGGGAAGTTCTCCATTGTTTCCACCTCTCCTTCCTCGCATCTTCAAATGCTTCATAGAGTTGATCGTATATATCATCCTCCACTATCGGACCCGCCATGACTGGAGTGGTCATCATGAGAATGAGAAGAGTCGTTCGGATAAAATTCATCATACGTTAAAATATAGTATATGACAATAGATACCGCAACAAGCAGTATCATTATCATAATATTTACACTATGTACTACAGACATAATATTTCTTTCATAATATATTCTTTACTTAGGATTGGTTTACCAAACAAATCCAACTGTAAACCATCAGCATCTAAGAAGATATCGTCTTCCGCCTTTTTTCTACAATGTTGCCAGTAATATGTGTTATCTTCTCTTCGATATATGTAAGAAGTGTTGTGTGAATCGAGGGTGAACATGGCAATGCACTCTTGTCTGTGTTGCCAGCATGGGTCTTCTGCTCGTCTTTCATATTCAGTCACGTTGTCTCCAGTCATCAGATCTTTCTTGGTGGAACCAATCTACAATTTCATCTGGTCCACTGAAACCCCTTTTGTGATTACTTGAATCGGGGTCTCCAATATTCAAGTGATTAAGAAAAGAATCGTTAGGATTCGTACTCATACGTCTTGCTGTTTGTAACATACCTCTTGCAGATGTATTAGCCTTTGCTAATTTTTGTGCCCAGATCATATCTTCTATTGATACATCTGAACCAGAAGCGATGTCTTTACAAATTGCTTCTAAGCGTAAACGATATTGAGTTGATAACATAGACTAATAATATTGATAAGTATATACTATGTAGTCGTATCAACCTATTAGCGTCATCGCATGTTGCAATTCCCTAGCATGTTCTAATTCGTCGTTGGCAATCTCCATAATCTTTTTATCTTCTGGATGCCATGCACTATATTTGACATAAGTTTCGTATGCGTGACTCTCAATCTTCATGTTGATGTCATAAGCGTCCACAGGATCAATGAGATAGTACCCAACCATGATCCAATAATAAACCAAAACAAGATGCTTGGCAAAGAAGCGGTCGATCCAATACTTATTTCCTTCCCTAAGTTCCATTTCCTCCAGATGTTCTGTTTCATTTAGAGCTTGATAGAAGTGTTCTTTCATCAAGTATATATGGTCATCTCCCCTAAGTCCAAGACTTTCACGAAAATGTAACACACTGATAAATGCGAAGTAAGGTGCTCTGGCAATGACTTCCAATACCCAGAACCTTTGGAAAGGTCTGTTGCGGTATAGGAAGTCGAGTATTCCGATAGTGATATCTAGAATGATTGTGTTGAATTGTTTCATTATTCTACATGTATTGTACCAATCATACCAGCTCCTTGATGCGGACCACAAAAGAAGGTATAGTCTCCCGCTTCTGTAAAGGTAACATCGAACTCCTCACCAGGCATCATTGCAAGTGCATCGTGGGATAACTCATCGTGATCCTCAACGATTACATTGTGTGGAGGGAGCATATTATTAACAAAGTGTACTGTATCACCAGCACTGATTGTGATTTCAGATGGTTCAAAGACAAGGTTTCCATCGTAACCCATTTGTACATCTACTGCCCAAGCGGGTAAAGCAAGAAATAATGAAGCAAATAATGCGAATAAAAATTTCATAATTATTGAACGTATGCGATTTGAGGTAAGTATGTGATGATGAACCCTATTGATCCAAAGATCACAATGGTGGATATGATAGGCAATGTTTTCATTGTTCTCCCTCCGTGATCAGTGCGTAATCAATAGAAAGAGGATGCCCTTTTAGATAAGGAACATCCTCTTGTGCGTTCTTTACTGCTTCATATGCGTTGTTAGCATACTCGCAGATTTCGTGTGAATTTTGAATACCGTCGTGATATCCGACCGTATAGTGTGACATTTTTATCGTCTCTTATACCACTAATATTTAGTATAACAGACTAGGTAAAAACCACTACTTATGTCAGGGTCTCCGAACCTCCAATGTTAAGATTTTTTGAAGACAATTCATACATTTTCTGATGAATTGGTGTCTCTGTTGGCAGCACTGGAACTGCATATATTGATTCCTCAAACCAGTCACATCTAGAAGGTGGATTCTTCATCATGTGATCTGGCATCTCTGCGTATAAATCATATCCTAAAGTAAACTCCTTCGGTTCCTTCCTTGCAAGACGGAACTTTTCACCTAGAGTCTTTAGAATATTCATCCTATTGTATATCCAGCTGCTGAACCTAACACTTCAGCGTTTGCTGCGAAGATTGCTTCGGTTGATTTTTTCTCTACAAACTCAACAGTGTTCGGTGGCATTGTGAATGTTCCGATTGTGGTTGATCCACCAACAGAATCGATCACAGTAACCAATCTTGCAGTTGATCCATTGTTGCAAAGACGAACCACTGTCGCACTTCCGAATGTAGAGGCGTTTGCAGCATTAACGCCGCAAGCTGCTTGAGCTCCTTTTATGTTAGTTAACATGATTCCTTAATAACCTCTCTTATATTTAGCGG